GACGCAGCCTAAAACCTGTGGGCTGTCTTGTGGCTTGGGATGAGATACGGGGCGTTATGGCCTCGATCTCCCTTGAGCTAGAAGAAGAACCTGACAAAACAGATGCAGTGTTGTACGCGATCATGGGCGACATGTTCGATCTCGACATGGAGGTCGAGGGTGACATGCTCACGATCACGGGCAACAAGTACGACATCTGGTCATGGTTGACGTTCTCGATGTGGTATTCGGTGGACGAGTCATGAAGCTCCACAACTGGGTGCTCGACGGATTCCTTACCGAGTACCAGAACGAAGGATGGGACTTCATGTTCCAGAAGGACGCCATCTTGTGGTGGGCCTGCGGTTCCGGCAAGACGCTAGCCGCATTGTTGTGGGCCTCGTCACAGGGTGAGTCCGGCAAGACGCTGGTCATCACGCGCGCTCCGGCCCGGCGACAGTGGCAGCGCGAAGTGTCACACTACACCGATGGTCGCGCTATCGTTGGTGAGGGCAGGACTCCGATGCCGATGGCAGAGATGGAGGACGCGGACATCTTGATCCTCTCATGGGAGACGATGCCCTACTGGATAGACGCCCTTCGTGACTGGCGCAACAAGGCAGGTAAGTTGTACGTCGTCTACGACGAGCTTCACAAAGGCAAGTCTTGGAAGCGAAAGAAGAAGTACCTCGCGCGAAACGGCACGGTCAAGTACCAGTCAGCGGAGAACCGAGCAGCCGCAGCCGCTGAGATCTCGGGCATGGCGTACCGTCGCCTCGGCCTGACGGCCACGCTCATCCGTGATAGAGTCGCGGACCTGTGGGCACAAGCGGATTTGATATCGCCGAAGTTCTTTGGTTCTAACTGGGATTTCGTACACCGCTACTGCGATGCGAAGCCCGGAGCCTTCGGAGGTCTGGATGTCTCGGGCAGGTCCAACGAGGCAGAGCTAAAAGAGAAACTAGCAAGAATAGTCCACGTTGTTTCTCGCGAGGAGATGGCGCGGAACCTGCCCCCCAAGCGGAGACAGCTAGTGTATCTGTCTAAGAGCGACCAGATGAGACCCGCAGGCTTTGCGGCGGACATGAAACGTGCAGCCAAGAACGGGGCACAAGCTCTGTTCGAGACGCGACTGCTGGAAGCTGCAAGCCGCAAGCGGAACTGGATAGCGGAGACGGCGGCAGATGCCATCGACGCGGGACAAAAGGTTTGCGTTCTAACTGGGCGCAGGAAGGACTGTGAGGCCCTCGCGAAGCTCATCGAGAAGAAGGCCAAGGGCAACCCAGTCTGGACCGGTCACGGCGGCGACAGCACCCAATACAGGGATTCTATTGTAAAAGAGTACGCCGACCACGATGGCGCGGGAGCTTTCGTTGGAACCACCGATGCGTTCGGCGAAGCTATTGATGGATTGCAGAACACAGACCTAGTGATATTCGGCCTACTACCTTGGACGCCGGGACAAGTGACACAAGCTGAGGGACGATTCAGTCGTCACGGGTCGAAGCGTTCGGTACTAATAATGTACACAGTAGCGCAGGGCACGGTGGACGAGCACGTCGCTGACATCCTTTTGACAAAGCTGCAAGCTGTCGAGGCTGTGTTGGATGATAAGGAGTCTGGGGAGGTGGCGAGCACGCTCGCTGGTGACCAAGATGAAGACGCGATCATAGCTTCAATCTTGAGCTTGTGTTCTTGACATGTTCTTGACATGTTCTTGACATCATCTTGACACAACATCTGGGGGGACGGGTTATACTGACTACGTCAGCAACGACAACCACGGAGGACAATATGAACAACCAACAACGAACACAGCTAGCATCGCCCGGAGATGTTGGTGATGCCCTGATGGACTGCGAGCACGATGAGACTGCCTGTGAGGTCTGTGGGATTATCATCAAGATCTCAGAAGCTAGAGATACTTTCGCATGGTGGCGCAGCGACAGCATCACCCACTGTAGTGATTGCCCAGTTCACTAACAATCAACCGGCCCCGGAAGGGGCCACAACCACGGAGGACAATATGGGATACGACGCACACATAAACGCCTACGCTGCCGTCATCATCAACGTGGTGATGGAAGCGATGGGAGATGCGGAAGGCGACCCTGATGGCGGCGTTACCGTTGTTGACGCAACCGAGGTAATCGCTGACCTTTATCACGACGGCGTGTACTTCCTCGCGGAGGAGCTAGCGCATGAGGTAGAGCACGAACAGTCTCGGTACTGGCATAGGCAACCCCGATGCGCTTGGCCGCTGTCCCCTTACGTCACCTACCAGTTTATCCCTGAGTTCTATGTTCGTACATCAGACCTTCAACTCATGTCTTACGTCTTGGAGGCGACATGAAGTATATCGACGCAGGCCCATCGCCCGCTGGCTGGAGCAGGCTCTCAAACGTGCTGAAGTGCCCGCGCTACTACGCGCTGAACAGAGAGCATGACCGCACGGCTTCGGACGCGCTGGTGCGTGGCTCACTGATGCACATCGCGCTCGCCCATCACTATGCAGCCATCGGCGCAGAGCAGCGCGACACCCAAGTCGAGTACCTCAGCCCCGAGGCTGCGGTCGAGAGGTGTGTCGCCGAGGCGAACTGTGAGCTTCACGACAAGTGGAAGGACAATGTGATTGGCGTGTACCACCAGTACGCGATGATGTACCCGACCCCAAGCTGGCGTGTCCAAGCTGTCGAAGAGATTGTCTCGACCAAGGTCCGCGATGACGTGCGAGATGTCTCGTATGATTACACGGCTCGCATCGACCTCATCGTAGCTCACCACGGCAAGCACTACTTCGTGGACCACAAGACGAGCTTCATGATTCTACGCAAGACGTACAACAAGTATACTCTGTCGGGCCAGTTCCTCGGGCAGCAGATGATGGGGCGCGAGATGTTCGGCGACGACTTCGGGGGCGTCATTCTGAACCTCATCGGCTGGGATGATAAGAAGCCCGTTTCTTCGTTTAAAAGGAAAGTTCTGCCATATGCAGAAAGATCTGTTGCACTGTTCCCCGACACGGTTATAATGGGTGAGAGGATGATAGCCGACTTCAGCGGGAGGGATGCCTTCCACTGGCCCGGCGCTCATCGGGAGACAGCGTGCCAAACAACCTATGGCCCCTGTAGTTTTTTCGACACCTGTAAGAGAGGAGGACACTATGAGTAAGCTACCGTTTGTATTCGGTATCGTGTATGCTGCGCCCAAGAAGGGCAAGACCCTTGGCTTGATTAAGGCTGACCCCGAGGCGCTGGTCATCACGCCGGTCGGCGGAACATCCTGCGCCGAGTACCTTGGTGTAGAACCAGAGACTTGGCTTGTTACGCCGGACACTCGTGTGGATAAGATCATCGAGGTCATCAACCGGGCGTCGAAGTCCAAGAAGTTTCGCACCATCATCATTGATGACTTCAGCCTTATCGCTGATTCAGAGCTTCATCACATCCAGACCAACCCGCGCAACGCTGGCTTCAAGGCGTTCGACGTGTTGAACAAGGTGATGTACAAGCTGCGTGATGCAGCCCGGAATGCTGGCTGCCACGTCTTTCTCGTCATGCACGAGACTCCTCCGCGCGAGGTGACCCGTGACAATAAGACTGTCTTCATCCCCGGACATCCGTCCATCACAGGATGGAAGCTCCCGGAGAAGATCCCGGCGATGGCTGACTTCGTGGTCCGCATCAAGCACGACCCTCGCGCCATCAGCAACTGGCCGTATGTATATCAAGCCGCGCCGACACCTGACTACATTACAGGTAGCCGCTTGGCAATGATGCCCGGCTTCTCACCCACCAACATCCGCGAGGTCATGATTGCCACGGGCTACGACCTGCCTCGCCCCAAGGGCATGGAGTGGATGGACGATGCGGCGGAGGCCGTTTGTCAAGAGCTTGTCAAGGCGGGAGCCAAAGACAAGAGAGCAGTTAAGAAGTGGTTGTCCAGCGATGGTCCCGCCTTGGCGGAAGCATACAAGGACAAAGACCCAAGGCACATTCGCTGGGCAATCAGCGATGGCATTGACCGGGCGGTGCTTCGCCGCCATAAAACCAACCTGTTGACCGATTTTATCGACAACTTTTAATAGAGAGGGAGAGTAAGATGGCTGTTATTTTTAGAGTAGACACCGACGACATGAACAGTGGCAAGCTGGAAGAGCGAGGAATCTTCAAGGTAGAGGTCAAGACCCTCAAGCCCGAGGTTAGCAAGAGCGGGAACAGCATGTTGAGCTGGATGGCTGAGGTCGTCGAGGGCGACCAGAAGGGATGTGTTTGTTACGGGCG